GCATCGCTTCGTCACACGCGAAATGGATAGGGGGGGGTATGGCCGTAGGGCGACCAGCAAAACCGACTGCATTGAAACGTCTGAGTGGGAATCCGGGGCACCGGGCCTTGAACGAGGCCGAGCCGCGGTTCACGCCGCACAGCGGCTATTGCCCACGATGGCTATCTGACGAAGCAAAGGAAGTCTGGCGACGCTTAGCGCCGGAGCTCATTGCTTGTGGCCTGCTGACAGTGGTCGATGGCATGGCATTAGAAGCCCTTTGCGAAAGCTACGCCCAGTGGCGGCGTGCTCTCATGGATATGAGAGTAAACGGGACGACATCCGTCTCTCGGAAAGAATCGCATGGGGAATACGAGCAGCAGCATCTACCCACGATGATACATGAGACCACATTCGTATCTGACAAGGGGTATCTGCAGCAGCGGCCAGAAGTATCCATTGCCAATAACGCGGTCAAACAGCTGCGAGCATTCATGGCGGAGTTTGGGATGACACCCAGTTCGCGGACCCGAGTCACCATGGCCACCCCTGAGGGCCAGGATCCATTTAGCGAGTATCTGGCCGAGACCTGGCCAACAGAGCGGAAGGTAGCAGACGAGATCAATGAGTAAACATCCGGTTGTCGCCTACATGCACGACGTGCTCGACGGGAATATCCCGGCGTGCGAGCTATGCAAACGGGCCATGGAACGCCAATTGGATGATCTAGTACACGGCAAAGAGCGCGGGCTATGGTTCGATCGAGGGGCGGCCGAGCACACCGCCCAGTTCTTTAGCTTCCTTCGACACAGCAAGGGTGAATGGGCTGGCAAGCCGTTCGCCTTGGAGCGATGGGAGCAGTTCATCATCTGGATGGTTTTTGGCTGGAAACGAGCTGATGGCACACGGCGCTATCGCACAGCCTACATCGAGATTCCCAGGAAGAACGGCAAGACGACGTTGCTTGCAGGCACCGGGATCTACCTTCTCGTAGCGGATGGTGAGCCAGGAGCTGAGTGCTACTCCGCAGCCACGAAGCGAGACCAGGCACGCCTGTCTCATGCCGAGGCGACGCGGATGGTGAAGAAGTCTTCGCAGCTTGCCAGGATGATCCGAGTCTACAGGGACAATCTCCACATTCCCGAAACGGCTTCCAAGTTCGAGCCTCTGGGAGCTGATGCTGACACCATGGACGGATTGAATGTGCACGCCGCGCTCATCGATGAGCTACACGCGCATAAGACGCGCCGGGTGGTGGATGCCCTGGATACGGCCACAGGCGCACGGCGCCAACCCCTGACTGTCGAGATCACCACTGCAGGCAGCGATCAGGCCAGCGTCTGCTACGAGCATCATGCCTACTCGCAGCGCGTGTTGAACCGGACCGTCGAAGATGACACCTGGTTCGCCTTCATCACTTGCCTGGATGAGGGCGACGACTGGAAGGACGAGACCACCTGGGCCAAGGCCAACCCTAATCTGGGCGTGTCAGTCAAGATAGACGACTTGCGGCGTAAGTGCCATCGTGCGCAGCGGCTTCCGGCAGCGCAGAACGCTTTTCGGAGGTTTCATCTGAACGAATGGACGCAGCAGTCGGACCGCTGGATCGATCTGGACCTCTGGGATGAGAACGCCGGCGTCGTAGTTGAGGAAAGCTTGCTCGATGGCGAGTGCTATGGGGGCCTGGACCTGTCGGCGGTGAGCGATCTGACCGCCTGGGTGATGGTCTTCCCCAAGCCCGAGAATCCCGAGGAATTGGATATCCTTGCCCGATTTTGGTGCCCGGCGGCGAAGTTGGCGGATGATGGCAACCAGTACCTGGCCCAATATCGAGCCTGGGCCAAGGCCGGTTATCTCACCGTCACCGAAGGCGATGCCGTGGACTATGGCATCGTGCGCGCGGCGATCCTGGAGGATGCGCAACGATTCGATCTGCGCAGCGTGAACGTGGACAGGCTGTTCCAGGGTTATCAGCTCAGCCAGGAACTGGCCGATGAAGGGCTGGAAGTCTTTGGGATGGGGCAGGGATTCTTGAGCATGGCGGCGCCGATGAAGGAATTTGAGCGGCGGGTATTGGAGAGGCATCTGCATCATGGGGGCAATCCGGTGCTGCGGTTCATGGCCGATAGCGTAGTGGTCAAACAGGACGCTGCGGGCAACTTCAAGCCAGACAAGGCCAACAGTCAGGCGCGCATCGATGGGATCGTGGCCCTGGTGATGGCCCTGGATAGATCTATGCGGCGTGAGAAGCCGAAACGTAGTGTATATGAGGATAGAGGAATAGTGGCGGGATGACCAAACTTGAACGCCAGGCGCAGAAGATAGCCCAGCTGCTCAACAAGCGAGCCAGACTACTGAAGCGCATGCGCTACATGTCCGATCCGGTCCGGCGGGCGGAGCTGGAGGCGGAAACGGCCAACCTGGAAGCACAAGTGGAGAGGCTGCGAAAGCGATGATGATATTCCAACGTTATCCCGAATGCGCCCACGTGATTGTGAACTGCAAGACTGACTCCGCGTTCCAGGGGGTACTCTGGCGGCGGCGGCGGGGATACCTGGTGTTGCGCAACGCGACGCTCCTGCGTGGCCCCAAGGGACCGATCGGTCTGGATGGTGAGGTAGTGATCGACGCCCGCAATGTCGATTTTATCCAGGTGATATTCAATGATCGTAGTTAGCGAAGGGCTGCTCACCAATGTGAATGTGGGTTGGTCGCCGACGGCCACCTACGGGCGGCTTCGGCTCTATGGTGAGCATACCTACGAGTACGATCAGCTCTATCGCCTGCAGCCTAACGTGCGCACGTGCGTGGATTTCCTGGCCCGCAACGTGGCCCAGCTCGGGCTACACGTGTTTCGGCGAGTCTCAGACACGGATCGTAAGCGGTTATACGATCATCCCTTGGCTGAGTTGCTGGCCAAGCCCAACTGGTCAACTACGCGCTATCGACTGATCGAGGCCATGATGGGGGACCTGGGCATCTACTTCAACGCCTACTGGCTCAAGGTGTGGAGGCAGAAGAAGCTCTATCTGGTCCGCGTGTCTCCTTCGATCGTCAGAGTAGAGGGTGGGCTGATACCCAAGAGCTATGAGATCAACTTGGGGACTGAGAGACTGAAGCCAGCCCCGGACGATCTGGTCCATTTCCGGGGATACAACCCCAGCAATACGGTGACAGGGCTATCCCCGCTGGAGACGCTGCGGCGCGTGCTGGCTGAAGAGCAGGCCATGGGCGCCTATCGCGAGGGATTGTGGACCAACGCGGCGCGCATGAGCGGCATCATCGAGCGCCCGGCGGAGGCAAAGGATTGGTCGGCCCCTGCTCGCGACAGATTCATCGCTGAGCTCGAGGCACTACATAGTGGCGAAAATGCCAGCGGCAAAACCATGGTTCTAGAAGACGGAATGACCTGGAAGCAGATCTCCTTCAGCGCCAAGGATAGCGAGTACCTGGCCGGGCGGAAGCTGACCCGCGAGGAATGCGCCCGGGCCTACCACATCCCCCTGCCCATGGTGGGGATCCTGGATAATGCCACCTTCTCCAATATCAAGGAACAGCATAGGAACCTGTACCAGGACTGCCTAGGACCCTGGCTGAAGATGATCGAGGAGGATATCGAGCTGCAGCTTCTGCCCGACATGCAGGATACCGAGGGCGTCTATGTGGAGTTCAACATGGCCGAGAAGCTGGCCGGGTCCTTTGAGGAGCAGACCACCAGCCTGCAGAGCGCCATAGGACGGCCCTGGATGACGCCGAACGAAGGACGCGCCCGGATGAATCTACCCAGCCTGAGCGGAGACGCAGATGCGCTGGCAACACCCTTGAATGTGCTGATTGGTGGGCAGGCCAGCCCCAGAGATAGCGCCCCGCCCAAGGGCCACGGGCATGACCACGAGGCCAAGGCCCGGCCGGGGCAGATAGACCCGACACTGCCCGAGCTGCGCGAGCGGCACGTCGAGCAATGGACCCGCATGATGCGGCATACTTTCGAGCGACAGCAGGCAGCGGTCATGAGCAAGGTCCCCAAGAAGGCCACCATCGTCTCGGTGGACGAGCTGTGGGATGCCAAGCGATGGAACGAGGAGCTGGGCGCGGACTATTTCCGGCTCAGCAGAGCTACCTCACTCGTCTGGGCAGGCTACATGGCCGATGAGATGGGCTTCGAGCTGGATGAAGCCTATATGGGTGGCTGGCTGGCGGAGCGATCGCGGATCGCGTCCGAGGAGATCAACAGCCACACGCGGGGGCTACTGGCCATGGCGCTGACTGCGGAGATCGTGCGCGAGGCCCTGGGCCACGTGTTTGAGGTGGCCCTGAGCCAGCGAGCGCCGGAGATCGCCACGACCGCCGTGCTGGGCTCGACCAACTTTGGAACCAACGAGGGCGCCAGACAGGCTGGGTTGAAGACCAAAAGCTGGCAGGTCAATAGCTCGAAGCCGCGGCCGGAACATATGGCCATGGATGGCGAGAGCGTGCCGATCGGGGATCTCTTCTCCAATGGCATGATGTGGCCGGGCGATCCGGCTGGTGGAGCTGATAACAACGCGAACTGTCAGTGTTCGGTGACCTTTAGGAGGTAACATGGCAGACCAGGTGGAACGGAAAACATATCGTGGTCGGATCGAACTCAAAGCGGACAGTCAGCAGGGCGAGTTCCGAGCGGAATTCGCGACGCTGAACGTGATCGACCATGACCAGGATGTGACGGAGCCTGGCGCATTCCAGGACGGCCAGGAAACCCTGATCGAGGCGTGGAACCACGACTATCGGGGGCTGCCTGTGGGAAAGGGGATCATCCGCGAGGAGGGGGACAAGGCCACATTCGAGGGGCGCTTCTTCCTGGACACGGAGAGCGGCCTGGAGCATTACAAGACCGTCAAGAACCTGGGGAGTCTCCAGGAGTGGTCGTACACGTTTCAGATCCTGGATAGTAAGTTGGGGCAGTTCGAAGAGCAGGACGTGCGCTTCCTGACAGGGCTGGACGTGTGGGGCATAGCGCCCGTGCAGCGTGGGGTAGGCATCGACACGCGGACGGTGGATATCAAGAGTGATCAAGAGGCGGCCGCGGCCAAGGTTGGGGCGCGGCACACGGGCAAGGAGTACCAGCACATTCAGCAGATTCACGATCTGGCGGTTGAGCTCGGGGCCAAGTGCGCCGAGCCTGAGGATAGCCGAAGCGAGGATGAAGGCAAGCGCCAAGACACAATGCAACATAAAGATAGGAGAGTCCTGGCGCAGGAAATCGCTGATGAACTGCTAAAGCTTGGCACTAGACTGGAGTGAGGAGCAGTATTGTGAGATCGGTTGCCTTATCGGGCCAGAGTGTCTCTGCCGTTCTGGAACGCTCTTTCAGACGGCAAGAAAAGTCGGTAGCTTCTTGCGTTGGGGCGATGGACTCTTTGAGTAAAGCGTTTGACAGGCACAGATGGGAGCGAGAGTTACTGCAGGACCTATGTATGACATCATTGCCCGCCGATTGTTCGGCACGCTTATCCTCAGCGATAGTAGAAGAAACGCGACGGCTTCTGCGCTCGGTCTATCGATATCCAGATAAGGTCTGTCGGCTATTCACGGTGCATGTAATCTATGCTGATCTATGCGCTAGAGCAGAGGATCTGGCGCTCACAACTGAGCCATCTGTCACAGGGACAGACGGCAAGCACATGCTGTACAAATTGTCTGACATATCTGGGCGGCTTCTTTACATCGGCATTACCAGTCGAGGTCCTACGCGTTTGGTGGAACACTATCGGCACAAGGAATGGTTTCCACTCGTAGCGCGTATCCAACTGGAAAGATATATGACCAGGGGAGAGGTTGAAGCCAGAGAGCGGGAGGCTATCAAAAGTTTGGAACCCATCTTCAATATACAACATAACCGTCGCATGCGGTCGGGTGTCCCGACAGTTACCGGCTAGGAGCCGATAAGGCCACGTCGTAGGACTTGAAGGCAGACCCGAATGCTAATAGATAATGGATGTGTATTGCAATCAACTGAAAGGAAAGAGCGATGAGGATACAAGAGCTACAGGAACAGTGGAAAGCAGCTCTGCTCGCTGCCAGGGCGATCTGCGACCAGGCCGAGACAGCTGAGCGGGACTTTACCGCGGATGAACGAACCAAGGTCGCTGCGCATATGAAAGAGGCGGGCGATCTCAAGGCGCAGATCAAGGAGAAAGAGGACGACGACGCGACTCGCAAGATGGTGGCTGAGATGGGCATGGGCCTGAACGTGGCCGAGCCCGGCGCTGGGATTCGCCCTGATGGCGGCCAAGCGGCCAAAGCGGGCACCATCGGCCAGCAGTTCGTGGAGGCCAAGGCCTTCAAGGATTGGATGGCTCGATGGCCCAACGGCCAGATCCCCGACAGCGCCAAGGGATTGATGTCTCCCCCGATCGAGTTCAAGAATCTGCTGGGGCTCGGCAGGAAGGCCCTGATCACCGGGGAAGACGCAACCTCCGCAGGCGCGTTCGTGGTGCCGGAATACACGGGCATCTACGAGCCGCTAGGTCGGATGCCGCTGGCCTTGCGGGATCTGATCGCCATTCGGCAGACGACCAGCGACATCGTCTACTTTGTGCGTCAGGTCCAGCAGGTGACCCAGGCGGCCGCTGTGGCTGAGGCCAATGTGACGGACTTTGCCGGTGCGACTGCCGAGATCTCGGGCGAGAAGCCGGAAGCCACGCTAGAGTTCGAGCTGGTGGATGCCCTGGTCAAGACGATCGCTGCCTGGATCCCGGCGACCAAGCGGGCGCTGAGCGACGCCGCCCAGATCCGGGGGATCATCGACCAGGAGCTGACCGATGATCTGGCCGAGGAGCTGGAGGACCAGATGCTCAATGGGAACGGCGTGGGGGCCAACTTCACGGGCCTGCTCAACACCGCGGGTATCCTGATCCAAGCCTGGAACACGGACTTCTGGACTACTACCAGACAGGCCAAGACGACCCTGCGAACGACTGGCCGGACTATTCCGACGGCTTGGCTGATGCATCCCGCTGATTGGGAGACCGTCGAGCTGACCCGGGATGACCACGGCCGGTTCTTCTACCAGGGGCCCATCGCCCAGGGACCTCAGACGCTGTGGGGTCATCCAGTGGTGGAGTCGGAGCTTCTGACCGAGGGGAGCGCGATCTTGGGCAACTGGAAGAAAGCGGTGCTTTGGGATCGCGAGCGGGCGACCGTGTCGGTCAGCGATAGCCATGCGGATTTCTTCATCAGAAATATGGTGGCTATCCTCGCAGAGATGCGGGCGGCCTTTGGGCTGATCAGGCCCAGCGCCTTCATCGTGGTGGATCTGACCGCGGGATCGTAGACAGGGAACCTCACCCCTAACCCCTCTCCGCGTGCGGAGAGGGGAAGAGGGGTGAGTCAAGGGAAAAGAATGGAATGGCAAGGGTTATGGCTCGTAGAACCCAATGGTTGAGTTTGACGTGCGCGCAATGTGGCAAAGTCTTTGACCGACGAGCTTCAGCTCATCATTCATCTGTTGCTCGGACATTCTGCTCACGCCGTTGCTTCCTGCTTGCAGCAAAGAAGCCAGAACCCGATACATTGACGCTGACATGCCAGCAATGCGGCCACAGCTTCGAATATCAGCCCAAACGCTGGCGCAGGCATTATCAGCCACGCTTCTGCTCGCGGGCGTGTGTAGCGAAGAACATGAGTCAAATGCGAAAGGGTCAGCTCCGGGCTGAAAGGGTGATTATCCGATGCTGCGTATGCGGCAAACCAAAGACTATCTTGGCATCATATGCTGCCAAGAACAAGACTGGGCGATTCTTCTGTTCTGTATCATGTCAGAGGAAGATCGGTGCCAAACCGCGAACAGTCCCGGATAGGACATGTCCGATATGCGGTGAGATCTTCCATCCTCCCAATCGGCATCAGCGATATTGCTCGCGCCAGTGCGCGACCGCAGCACAGACAGAGCGACGCCAGACAAAGTGTGAGATCTGCGGAAAGACTTTCGAAGCCAGACCATGTGAGCGCAAAGAGCGCATCAAGACCAGAGGCACACGTACATATACTCTGCATGCCCGGCGTTATTGTTCAGTCGAATGCCGAGCGAGATCGCAGTGGAAGCGCGTGCTGCCCCAGACATACAATGGCAAACCGAAACGACTGAACGCAGAAGGCTATGTGATGGTCTGGATGCCACACCGGCCTCCTCGCAAGAGATGGGTGCCAGAACATCGTGTGATGATGGAAAGAGCATTGGGCAGATCATTGCGGCCTGAGGAGCAAGTGCATCATATCAATAGGAACAAGACGGACAACCGGTCTGAGAATCTGCAGTTGATGAATCCGTCAAACCACGCAGACTTGAGCGCCAAAGCCTGGGAGAGAGACAAACAGGAGTTGCGCAGGTACCGCGAGCTATTCGGGCCCATGTCCGACATAATGTTGCA